GAGCATGTCTCTCATCAGCTGGTCTTCGGTTTGTCTTAAGGACACGCCTAATCTTTGGGCGGCCTCGTTTAATACCATTCTGTTACTTTTATGACCTAAGTTAACTTAGGCGGGACAGCCTCTTCGGACCATCCTCAGCAGTTTTATATATAGCTGCTGTTCAGACTATCGCACACCTTTTCAGGTCCAACACACTTAGTCGTTCAGGCTGTATGAAATTTTTTATAAGATCTAGAATTTTTTTGTTATTTAATCTGGCGAACTCATGACTGCATTGATCACACAGAGTATATTCTAAAAAATAATTGTTTCCTGCTCCCGGAGGGAGAAACTTTTTACACTTATTACATTCCATACTTGCCCCTTGTTGTCCCCAGCCTACGCTGCGAGGAGTTCCAAGTCAATCAGTGTCGGTTTATAGACCCCATACATCTTAGGGTCTTGGTTTTGTAAAGTTACTTGTTCATTCAAAAGAATATAAGTACCGTAAAAATCCATCTTGGCATCAATATTCAAAGACGAAAGTACCTGTGGAGCTACTGTTACACCAGAATTTCCAAGAGGCACTGGGGCAGTGGCCAATGGATTGTAACGTCTAAATCTTAAAGTTGTACCACCATTCCTTGGCATAGCCTTAAGCTCTGCAGGAATTTTGTGGATCATGTATGGCACCGGCACCGACAAGAGTTTAAATGAAAAACTCTGTTGGATGGGCGCGGGTAACGAACTTGTCGTAGTTACGCTCATAAATTATTTTAATTCCAAATAAAAAAAAGACCCAGTCTTACCCAGCCTTGATACTGTCCTGCATTTCTTTATAGAGCTGCTTTCGTAACTCAGGTGTCAGGCCATTTTCGAACTTATGAACCTCGCCTATAGCGCTTGATTTCGTCACCGACTGGACTGAAACAGGCTTTTTGGAATTTTCTAAAGCTTTTGCTTTTGAAGGTTGGTTTTTAGCCATATCTCCTATCCCTGTTCTTTTAAGCAATTTATAGGCTGCAACGGCTTGCGCATACGGGTCATGAGCCAAGGCATATAAAGACTGTGCAAGTTCTGGATCTTGTGTTTTCAATAGGTCAATATTTTCTCTTGTTACAACGTTCTCATAATCAGGAAACCTGTTCTTCAATCGTTCATCAACAGTAGAAGCTTCCCTCTCTCTGATCGCGTCCTCAGCGACCTGCCTCGCCATACGCTGTGCAAGCGCTCTGGCTTGCTTTGCTGTGACGATATCGTCATCCGAGAGTTTTGCTAGGTCGTCCTCTTCGATAGGTTGCGCCTGCTGCTGCTGCATTCTTGCTATCAGTTCTTCTTGGTCATGAGCCTTACGTTCTAACTCTTGCATTTTTCGACGAGTCTCGGCCCAGTTATACTCCTGGTCACTGATCGGGCGACCTTGAGGCTCCTGGACGGCTTCTTGTCGAACGTCCTGTTGTTGTTCTGATTCAGTAGGCTGAGCGACGCCCTCTGTAACGCTCTGATTTTCTTCTTCAGTCATCAAACATTCCTTGAGCTTGCGATGCTCCACTACGCTATTTGTTGGATTAAAGACGCTAACGACCGTCAACGATGTATTTTAATCCAATAATTTGTTTGATATATGAAGACGAGGATTTTGTCAAATATTTGTTTTCGTATACATTTTTTGGACATGGGAGTAGGATCATGCACACGAAATGATGTTTTCTTGGACATGATGAAAAAAATTGAATGGATTGATGTAACAGACAGACTGCCTGAACCAATGGTTGACGTTTTGGTGTACTGTATTAGTTTCGGAGGAGAAAATACTACTTTTGAAAAATACGAAGGATATTGTGCAATAGATAGACTGCTACCGGTTGGGTTCAGAACAGATATATTTTTTAATTCAAAAGTGACCCATTGGATGGATCTTCCTGATCCACCTTATGATGATTTTCTTGACTACGTCAACAGATTAAGACAAGACACGAAATGAGGATTAGACTGGCAGCCTATACCAGACGGGCCCCAAACCCATTCTACGCATGGTAGACGGGCAAAATCTTACGCAGTAACAGCATCGGTTGGCTTATCAGGCTTCCCGACCTTTGAAAAGTCACTCCTCTTCTTAGCCGTTACTTCCCACCGCTCCAGAAGTGCCCTTACCTCTGGCTCAGAGCCAGCATTGAGCGTGATCTCTTCCTTCTGGCTTAGATAAAACTTGCCAAGCCATATGAGCATTGCAGGATTGCCCTCTAGGGCTTTCTGGAATTGAGCACGCCGAAGTGACTTCTTGCCCAGCTCACGGCCCTCTTTTACCAGGACCGCATAATTTCTCTGTATTGTATCAACGCTTACGCGCATCACAGCTGCGATCTCGATGTCTGTGCACTGAATCTGCGCTAGCTCCCTTATTTGTTCTTCATCAAGTTCTTTCTTAGGACGTCCTGCGCCTTTCTTGTTCATACTATATCCTCAGGTTATATTTGTGATGATATAGGTTTATGGAATTATGTCAAGGATTTCTTTTTTTCCTAGATACGCGAGAAATGGTGTTGTGTTAAATCGCTAACCTGTTGTATTGTTGATATGCAATCAAAACAGCCATAAGGCAAAAGGCAAAAGGAGAAAAAATGGATGATCTTAAGATGACCCCAGATATCAACGGTAGAGCAAGGACGCTATCAGACGGTCATTATCTTTGGGACTCATTAGCCGATGTCAGCTACAAAGACTTGACGAACGGACAGCGTATCTATCAAGGTCAATATTTAGATCCAGTTACTGGACGAGAGACGGAAACATATCCTGACAAGGAGTCATATTCTATTTTTTTAAATCGAGTCTGTGATTATCTAGAAAACGAAAAAAACAAACTTCGGGAAAAAAATAGAAAAGAGAACGAAGAAAAAGAGATATCAAGGGGATTTGGTTGGTGCGATCGGTGCGGATCGTATTGCTACGGCGACTGTAAGGCTAATTTAGGGGAGGGAGGGTGGTCAGTATTTGACGATTGGAAAAACGAAGTTAGAGAAATGCAATAACAAAAATCCCTGAACATGCTATGACAACAATAAACTTGGAGAAAAAAATGGAACCAATAAAATTCAGTCAAGAGTATACTCATATGGGCTCAGTATATTACGAGCCCGTCAACCCAGTCGCCTTTGAACTCCTCGAGTTTCTAAGGCCAAATGGGCAGTCGTGTGTCCTTAGCGAAACTATGGCTGAGAGAGTTTTCGATTGGCTTGAGGCGTTAGGGCATGAGGTCAAGATTGTGCAATCCAGAGACTACAACAAAGCGTTAGGAGTTTAAAACCATGGACCCGGTAAGAGAAGTTTCGCCCTTTGAGTATGTGCCCTCTCCTGAAATCATCCCACTACCCGATCCAGATCTTGGTATAGACATGGACGAGCTAATCCTCTCACTCCCAATCCCCATAAACATACAGCAAACCGTGGGGAACAAGAACTGAAAGAAAGGGGGCTAGGAGAAAGCCCCCGCCTACTTGGCTTGCATCTCATTAATGGGATGCAAGCTTTTTTGCAGCTCACTTTCTAGATTTAATGAGACACAAAGGGTAGAGCTCGTCTCTAGACTGCAGGTAAAAAACCCGCTCGTCCTCTTCCACTTGATCTCCCTCCCTAATCTGTTCTTCACGAGCCTTAATCATAAGGCCGTGAATCTCATCCATCAAATCAGCTGTTGACACATATTCAAATTGTCCGCTCATTTCTTTTCCCTGTTTATACAATGTTTAACACAACTTTTCTTAAAGTCTTTTTTGTTAATTACATTACATTTTTGAGAATCAAGAAATATTATCTTAGATATACGTTTTTTGAATTTCCTATAAATTGCGAAATCGAAACATTTGAAGGCTGGGGGCGACAACATGTAGACGCTGTATATCCCACCTGGGTGTTCGGAAATATGCCATGTAATCACATAGTCTCTTTGGAGGGTTTGGTCGTGAGGCTCGAAAGCGACAGCGAAGAGTGGGAAAAAAAGACACAGGAGGAAAGCCAAGGCCCTAGACATACAATCTCCTTGAGATGGGTTTGCCAAATCAAGGAGGGTATGCTTAAGTCAGAATTTTGTGCTACACTTTTTTGGTCTTCGCTTTTTCCCAGGCTAAGATTTTCTCTTGAAGCTTCACCTTGACCAAATTGATAATAGCCCTCTCAAGCCAGCCAGAAGGCTTTTTCTTATCTTTCAATTTCATTGAACCTCATGGTTTCTTTATCGAAATTGAGGCGGAGTTTTCCAACAGGCCCGTGTCTGTTTTTTAAGATTTCGACGAGTGCTTCCCCCGGTCGATCGTATTCGTCGTAAGTATCTCTCCTCGAAAGAGCAATCACAACGTCGCTATCTTCTTCGATAGACCCACTTTCTTTGAGGTCTGAGAGATGGATGCGATGATTATCTCTTTCCTCCACTTTCCTCGAAAGCTGGGCTAGACAAATCACTGGAATATTGAGATCCTTTGCCAGCCCTTTAAGACTTCTGGTCATCTCTGCGATCTCAAGATACCTGTGCTCTGTTGCAGAAGTGCTTTTAATTAATTGCAAATAGTCAATAAAGACAGCAGAAATCCCAAATTGTTTTTCACATCTTCGAGCTTTTGAAACTACATCATTAATCTTCATAAAGGTTTTATCGTTAATAATCAAGCAACCACTATTCAATCTAGACAATTCATTTTGTAAACAAACAAACTCTTCGTCAGTTAAATCTGCCGATTTGATTTTCTCAGACGATATTCGAGTCATCTGAGACCAGATCCGTGTCCTCAATTCTTCGTAAGACATTTCCAGAGAGAAAAAATAAATAGGAAATCCAGACCGAGCAAGACTCAAAGCAGAATTCAAAGCCAAAGCCGTCTTTCCTATCCCTGTTCGAGCGGCAATCGTGATCAACTGACCCTTGCCCCATCCTCCCACAAACTTGTCCAAGCCAGCTATACCCGTTGATATAGCGGAAAGAACTATTTTTCCCTCTCTTTTGTCCTGCATTTTCAGCTTCAGAAGGGGGGCTGATTTTTCTTCTGATTCTTTCTTGAGATCAATCCCAAGTTCGCCATGTTGTGAATCATTGATTTTGAAAAGTTCTTTTCTACAGGTCTCCAAGAATTCCGAAGGATTGTCGCCATCTGCGGATTTTACAGAATTTGATAAGTTAAATAAAGTTGCTACAATTTTCCTATATGTAGATTTATTTTTTACAATTTTAAAATAATAAACGAAATCATCGAATCCCACTAACCTAGGAACATTAACTATTGCCACCAGCGCAGTGAGTCCACCAATCTTATCGAGCATTTTCTTTTCTTGTAATTCGACAATAATCTTATCCATTGCCATTGAATTAGAAGATTTATAAATTGTTTTAAACGAAATAAATATGATTTGATAGTCTTCAACTGTAAAATCTATTGATTCTAAATTCTCAATACCATAACAAAAAGCTTGTTCATTTGAAAACATAGAGGCTAAAACCATTTGCTCAGATTCTGGACTTGACAATTCCATTTTTTACTCCAGTTTGATTTGAGAACACATCGTGTACAACCATGCTGTGAGATTATAGATTTTTTCCCCTTT